TGATGTATTAATAACACCGAGTCCTTGTAGTCTTGTGTACAAAGAATCAAAAACTTTATTTCCGCCACCACCTATTTGATTTTGAAGAACTTGAAAACTTAGCCTACCATTAGAAAGAGGGTTTAAACCATTTGCCAAACCAAACTGAAAGCCACCTAAAGCGTTTCGTAAGTGCGTCGTATGGTCGTAAACAGTACGCATCTGCTGATTCACACCTTTAGCTCCAGCAAACCATCTTACAGGCTCGAAATTTTTAAACCCTTTACTGGCTACACCCCAAAACAAATGAGTATCTTCTAAATTATTTATAGCTCGTGCTAATTCAGGGGTTGTGTATTGTCCGTCTAACGCAGAACCCGTTCCTGAAATCTTAGAAGAAAACACCCCATCTTTATTTTCTTTAATGTATTGTGCTTGTGTATACGCATTACCACCTGTCTTTTCATCATATATTTTTTTAGTCAGTTTACTTAATGTTTGGTCTTTTGGTATTACATTAAACTTAGTATCATCTACGGTTTGTGTTGTAATCTTTTGAGTTTTAAAATCTTTTACTTCTATTACGTAATTATCACCTTGTTCTTTAATTATTTTTCCAACAGCACCGTCATCAACCATCGTAACAAAGCGACCACCTATGTCTTTTATATCAGCAACATCTACATCTTTTAATTCTATGTTAGCCTCTTTAAATGCGTCATCAAAAGCTGCTTTATTAGAAGCAACAGAACCACCAAGCTCTTGTAGTCTAGTGTAGAATCTATTATTCTCTGTAATGCTTGCTAACTTCTGTACGGTAAGTATAATGTTTTCTGTAGGACTTTCTATTTCTCCCATAAGCTTACGTATTTCAGGAAGAATATCTTCTCTTTCAGCAAGATACTTTTTATTGATGCGCCTTACCTTACTGATGTAATCATTATAATTAGCGATGTCTCCTCGGTCTAAAATTTCAGAGACTTGAGTTTTAGCTTGGGCATATAAATCTGAAACAAGACTTGGATTAGCTTCTCTAATTGCTTCAACGCTATCCAGTTCTTCCGTTATAAACTTTTTAAGTTTTGCATCTACAATAGCATTTTGAGCATTTTCAATTAAATCATCTGTAGGTACATAGTCAGCATCTTCAAATAACCTGTAAGACCGCCGCATGTACTCACCCATATTTGCTTCAATAGATTCTCTAACGGTAGCAGAACCAATATTAGAATCTAGAACTGTTTTGGATAGCCTATCTATTTCACCTCTAGCATCTCTTACTTCTTGTGCTATTTCTTTAGAAAAACCATACTGTCCTTTTGAGTCTGTCAAATACTTTAGCTTTTCGCTAGGAGTCATGTCTAACATTGTGTTATCTAATAAAGCATTTGACACACGGCTTGTAATACCCTTATCACCTTTTTCAGCTACGTCATCCATAAATCTTTGCAAACGTCTTGCAATTTGCGTAGCTCCAGTAACAAGTTGTCGTTGTGTATGAATGGCTTCTTCAGAAGCATCAAAAGCTTTCTTTGAAAAAAAGCCTCTTGATTTAAGCCATCGTTGTTCAAGCCATTTAAGGCCACCTTTAAATCCTCCAGAAGATTGCTTAATTATTTGAGCAACTCCTTCTGCATCATCCTGAGCAACCTCTTTTATTTTTTCAACGACAGGGGCAGTTGGTCCTTGTCTTGCTTCGCCTATTAATTCTTCGGCTACACGAGCAGTTTCCTCTGGTGTATCTGGAGTGCTTTTTCCTAAAACTTTTTGTGAAGCCTTACGAATATCAATTCTTTTAAATCCTAATTCTATAAGACCTGTAATAGCACCTGTTAACATTCCCGAAGTAACTGCCATCTTTGCTCGATTTAAAAGTACATCATCATCTTTATCTGCTGCTAAGTATTCGAGAATAGCAGGAGGCTCATCCATTATATCTTCAGCTACAAAATTAGCTAAGTTAGTATTGGGGTCGCCTAATAGTTGTTCGGTTGCTTGCTCTGCAATAATAGCTTTTGCGACAAGTCCGGGTTCTTTTTTCATGCCTAGCTTTTTACCTAAAGTTCTTGCCTTTTGAGATTTAGATAGTTTATTTAAAGTTTTAAAGACTACACCGCCGCCCACCAGAAAGGTTCCAATGTCGAGAACTGTACCTCCTGCTGTTCCGGGCTTTAATACCTCTTGTGTTTCGGGGTCAATAATATCTTCTTGGTCTAAGAAAGGAACATACTCTGCTGCTTTTGCCCGTCCTTCTGCGTAAGCGTCATCATATTCTTCTTTATCTTCAGCAAAGGGACGTATGACAAAATCGCTTACAAGACTTACGGGAGCTTCTAAAGTAGAAAAAGCTACTCTACCTACATCAGTTAAAAAGGTTTCTTCTTCCTCGTCAACTTGGGTTGGCATTATAGTATGGGCAGGTTTTCCAACATTTAGTTCTTGCTCGGTAGGAGGTCTGGAATTAAAAGAAGAAGTTCCTTCATCCCAAGAAAGTACCCGAATTTCACCATCATTAGAATCACTAATTTTCATTAATTATTTCTCTTTATAGTTGTGCTACCCTGTTAGAAGTACGATTAAATTTTTGATAAAGACCTGCTGCACCTTGCTTTGTAAATACATCAAACAAGTCCTGATTAGTTCCAATAGCAGCAACGATTGCTTCTTGATTAGCTGCATACCACTCTGATATTTTCTGAGCATCTGCTAAAGTATAGCCAGCTTTTTCTAAAACTTTTTCATATTTCTTAGTCCATATTCTACTAGCCTCACCAGACCGACCTTTAGATTGGTCTGTAATATGGGAAGTTACTCTATCTGTATTAGCTAACAGGTCTTTTTTAACCATTCTCGTAATTTCTGTATAAGTAGGTTTATTACGTTGCGAATCTGTAACACGTTTTTCTGGATTAAATATAGTTGTTTCCCTCTTTGTTCCGCCTCTTCCCGGTACTTGTTCTATTTGAGTTGCGCCTTTTGCTAAGTCTTCTAAAGTTGGTGTACCCATTAAACTATCACCTGTTTCGCCTCCTGCTTCGCCTCCTGCTTCTTTTCCTGTTTTTATTTCTACTCCTTTAAGCAGGTCAGCTTTTTCCTCTTTAGTTCTAACAGCATCTAATTGTGCCTCAGTAAGATTATCCAAATAGTCTTGTTGAGCATACTTACTTAATGTACCTCTACCCCTTTGATTGTTGTTAAAGATATGTAAATTTAACGCTCTTTCTTTAAGAGGAACAGAAGATAAAGGAACCGCAGTTACGCCTCCAGCTTCGTCCATTTTAATAGTTCCATTCTCGTCTCGTTGTACATCAAAACCTACGGGTACTGAAGCTCCTAAATATATGTCACCTTGTCCATATGACACACCTTGTACTTCTACGCTTTTGTTATTATTCATAGGTACATAAGTTTTTAAACCTTCATTAACATCTAGTATTCTTTTCATTGTCTCAGTACCTGAATTAACTGCCTTTATTGTATCTGATTGAGATGCTCCTGCATCTTGCATTTCTTTGGTGGTGTCTACAATTAAAGCATTAATTACTTTATTCTTCTGTTGAGTAGCTGTGTCGTAAAGTTGTTCGTCCCCTGCTGCTTCTCTAAATGCTTGTATATCACGTAACGCATTATTTCTTATTTTCAAAATACCATCTTCGTCTGAGTATTCATGTAGTCTTGACCACACAATAGGTTGACCATCTTTAGCTTTATATTTCCTACTGAGTATTCCTAGTATTTCCATTTGTGCTTTTTTATTAAGCCCTGAATTATTTATTACGGTATTAATTGGAATACTCTCTAGTATCTCTCTGTTTGATAATTTTTTTGACATCACCGTTGATTCAGCTACTCTCTCTGCAACTCCTGTTATTCGATTTGTAGTAAACGCTCTAACTACATACTTAGAACTCCCGTCTTCGTGTGGTTCCCATCCTTCGGTTACCTTGGTAACATTAAAATTTTCAGCCGCCAACCTTTCAGAAGTTTTGATTTTTTGAAGAGCATCGTTCATATAATCAAGACTTAAATTACCTTTAGATAAGGTTACTGAATTTTGAAAAGCACGACTATTTTGAAATAGGTCTGTTTTTTCAACATTTGCCCAAGTTTTCGCATCCAATTCTTCTGTAGTTTTACCATCGAATCTTCTTCCTAGTCCAGTTTCCGGTCTTAAATTATGTATCTTAAATAAAGCTTCTAAGTCTTCTCGACTACCAGAATTTCTTGCTTTTAAAACCTCGTTTGCATGAGGTACTAAACTGTTAGCGTATGCTTTTCTTTCCTCGTAAGTTATTGTGTCTATTAACTCATTACTTAGGTCATTTGCTGTGAGGACTTTATCGTCATATTTAATCTTTCCTTGTGCTAATAACTGCCTATAATGGTCTCGCCAAGCTTGACTATGCTTTTGCATTAAAGCTTGTTCAACACTTCCATTATGCCTTTGAACTAAGTTATAAAGATTACTACCATAGTCAACGGCTGCTTGATGACTAGCAAGCATATTTGCTGGTTTTTCAGTAGTTGTATATAATGCTTTTTCTATTCGAGCATCTCCATTTATCCATTCATCGGCTCCACGAAGAGCACCTGCGATTCCTTGTTCTATTCCACTTTCGACAAATCGCTCTCCGGCCCTTTCTGGTAGATTTTTCCAAGTATCCCAATCATCTAAAGGACCACTTAATAATGAACCACTTCGTCTAGCAGCCTCCTCTTCTCTTTTTCTTACGGTTCTTTTTGTTCCGTATCTTAATGCTCCAGTTATATTGTCTGGTCTTTCCATTTCTTTACGCTCCTCTTTCTAACAATGAAGGGCTATTTTCTTCAATAACAGAATCTAAATCTAATTCTTCATCTGCTTTAGGTTCTTTTACTTCTCTAATTTTATTTCGGAATGGCCGACTTTGTTCTATTATATCCTCTTCAAATGCTATAGGGTCATCTGAATCATCCACAATCGTTGGTTCAAACCCTTGTCGCTCTGCAAGACCAATTAAAAGATATGCTAAAGGTTCCGCAAGTATCAACATCATATCAGGGTTTATTTCTCCCTGCCTAAAACTTTGAGTAAGAAGTAGTTCTACAATAGTCATTACTTCTGTTCCACTTTTAAGCGCACCCATAATTCCAGCAAAATTATCTTCATCTAAAATTATTTGCATAAAATGCTCGATTGCTTTTTCTCTTGATGTAAATTCAGGAGGTCTTGAATATGGCGCAGGATTATCAGGGTCTTCCGTAAGCGACTGCCCCGGAATAGGCCTATCTAAATCCCCACCGATTTTTCTTAATTGTTCAATTTCTTCATCATTTAGTTCAGGGAAGTCCATATTAATAAATCCTATTTAAATTAAAATTGAAAACCAGCTTTATTAGCATTAAAATAATTTGGAGTTGGAAACTCTTTTCCAAACATATCTTCAAACATATCGTAATCATTTGCATATGTACGAGGTTGACTTTGAAAATCAGGATTAACAAATCGTGCTGCCATATCACCTATTGGTTCGTTAGTTCCTGAAATTGCCGAAGACTCCATTATTCTAATAGGTGTTTGACTTTGTGCTGTTAGATAACCACTACCTCCAATAGCATATTGTGACTGTTCTGTGCCTAATCCCGACATCATTTTTTGTGTCGCCAACTTACTTAGGAATTTTTCTCTTTGAGGACCAGTATATGTTTCCATAAAAGACTCTTTCATTCTTTCCCAAGTAGGTTGTGTTGTTGGTACTTGTGTGGGTTGTATGCCCAAATTAGGTGCTAGTATATCTCCTTGTGGGGCTGTAGGTACAGCATACTCAAAAGGAACCTCGTTAACAGCACCAGTGCTTAATGGTTTATTTAATATACTATTAACATCTGGAACGTCTGGTAGAGGAACTTCCTCAAAACTTTTAAGAGTTTCTAAACCACCTTCTCCTCCCGCAAGTGATTCATAACTGAAAGGGTCTTTTTGTGTACCTTTAAATTTTCCAGTATCTATATCAAAAGTTTCTGCTCTATACTCAGGTAAACTTATTTTAGCTTCTTCTATTTTTGATAAAGCTGCTCTGCCTTGAGGAGAATTTTGATACGCCTTATAATTCTCTTCAACACTTATATCTTTGTTGACAAAATTTCCTTTGTCATCTGTCCATTTTCTATATTCGGGCATATGTTCTCCCGTAAGCGTATCCTTAAAAGTTTTAAGAGGTGTACCTAAATCACGAAAAGCCTTTCCTGTATTTGCTAATCGTTGAGATATATTTGCACCCATTTGAGAAATTTGACCACTAGTAGAAACAGTCGCCCCCGGAATTGCAGTAACTCCTTGACCTATACCCAATTTATTTCCCATTAGTTTTACAGTATCTGTAACAGCGCCTACTACGTTATTTGTAATACTTCCTAGAACATTCATTCCTTTACTAGCAAGTTGTCCTGTCCCTTGTATTACACCATGAGCAAATCGAGCAATTCCAGCACCAAGACTATTTCCTGCTGCCATAGAACCTAGTCCTGACATAAAACTACCGCCGAGTGCGCTTAAACCAGACATCGCCATATTTGCAATTCCCGGCATAATAAACATCATACCTATCTGTCCTACAATACCAAGCTTATTCATAAATTTACCAAGTTTACCAAAACCTTTTTTAATAAACTTACCAACTTTCTTGAATGCTTTTCCAATACCTTTAAATATTTTTCCAAATAAGCCCATTTACTTTTCTCCTATAAGTCTATTATATTTCTAAGCCATTGTATGTCTTGTACAACTCTATCAAATTTAGAATCTTTACCACCCATTAATCCTTCATTACCATAGATAGCTGATAAAAGCTGCATTGCTCGTTCACCCCTTGCTAAATCTTTTTGATTTGCAAAGTTTGCATCATCTCTTAATGACTGCCACACAAAGTTTTGTTCAGCCGAAGACATACCATAAGCAAATCCCGCTTGTTGTTGATTTGCAGCATTTTCAGCAGCCGTATTAATTGTATTTGCTTTTCGTCGCCAATTAATATTTGATTGCTCTACAGCCTGTGCATTCTGTGCGTTCCATTGTTGACGCTGAAATTCTATTTGAGAATTATACTGGCTTATTTGTGTATTTAATTGATTATTGAATTTTTGTGCATCAATATCATTTGCTTCGTTTAATGCAGCTATTCGATTTGTTTCAGAAGTATTAAATTGCTCCATTGCATTTGATTGGGTTGCATTAAAAAGCTCCGCTTGCTGTCCCAAATTTGCCATAAACTGATTTGTTTGGTTTTCAGAAGTAGCATTAAATTGACTTGCAGCATTATTAGCTGCTTGGTCTGACAGTAATCTTTGTTGTCTAAACTGTTGGTCTAATACAGCCGCTTGTTGAGACTTATCAAGATTCGCCATATCCATTGCTAAAAAGTTTTGGGCGTTCTGTATAGACACTTTAGTTCTAGCATCAGCAGTTTGCATATCCATTGCAGCAAGTGTCGTAGCATCTTGCATAACCGCTTGTTGTTGAGCATTAAAATCTGTTACAGTCATTGTCTGCATAAATCTACTGTTGGCTAATTCGACTTGTTGTTCAGCATTAAATTTTGCCATATCAATATTTGCAACTGTTGCTGCATTCTGTACGGCTGTTTGCTGGTCAACATTTAATTGTGCTAAGTTCATTTGTTGCGCTATTTGCGATTGAAGCTTATTTGTCTCTAAAGTTTTATTTAGATTTGTAAGTTCTGTTTGTTGCGCGGCAGAAAGGTTTTCTGAACCTGCTTGATTAAGTGCAGATAAATTAGCCAACCGCATTTGTTGGTCGTTAGTTAAGTTTGCTCTTTTCATTTCCTGCGTAAAAGCAGCGTTTTGAGACATAAAGTTTGCTGCTGTTTGCATCTCTGCAAGCCTTTCTTGATTCTCAGCAGATTGATTAGCTCCTAATCGTTGTGATTCAATTTGTAAGTTTGCTAATTCTGTTTGTTGTTCATTACCTAAATTCTGAGCAGCCATTGCTTGTCGGCTTTGTAAATTAAGTGCAGCCGATGATTGAAGATTTTGTAAATTTTGAAGTCTTGTCTGTTGCTGCTGAGTTGCAGAAAGTCCTGTTACATCCTGTCTAAACTGACTTTGAAGCGTTGCCATCTGTTGAGCATTTGCAGCCGACTGAGATTCAGCAGTTTGTCGATTTGCAAGATTTGCCATTCGGCGTTGCATATCCTGAGTAGATTGCGCGAGATTAGCTTGCTGCTCATTTGATAAGTTTTGTGCTGCTCGTTGCTGTAGAGCTTGTGCGTTACTTTGAGCCATTGGTAAAGCTGTAGTAACGATTGCATTAAAAAGCGCATCTCGTCCTACCGAAGAAACAGATAAGCCTCTTTCTGCCATTTGTTGATTTACTGCGGCAACTGCTGACCTAGCCCACGCTGGAGTTTGTCCTTCATCCATTCCAGCAAGCAATGATTCCATCTGAGAAGATACCAAAGCTTCTGTAGGTAATGCTGCAACGGCTGCTTGTACTTCTACAGGTTGGTTATCTACTTGTGCTGTAACAGCAGTAGGGTCTTCTACAATCGCTGCTGCAATATCAGGAGGTAGTTCCCCTGTTTCTGCAAGCATAGTTTCTGCGGCGGCTGTAGCGGCAGTTCCAGTGACTTCTCTTTGTAGAGATGCTTCGTAGCCAACAGCCCCTATAATTTCAGCAGCTTGCCCCTCAGTAGCAGGAACACCCGTTATAGCTTCTCGTTGTTGTGCTTCAGCATCAGGAGTTGAAGCTACCTGTTCTTGCTGACCCGTAACAGGATTTATTTGTGAACGCATATTCTCACTAAAAGCTACAGCTTGTGCTTGTGCAGCCTCTTCTGCTTGAGCATCCCTCGTAGCTGCTTGAGTAGTTGTAAGTTCTGCTTCTGCGGCCTCTCCTTCTCTTGTTACCTCTCCTTGTGCGGCTTGTGTAGCAGCTAAGTCTCCAGCTTGAGCAGCATCATAAGTTGCAGCCGTAATATCATCTTGTGAAGCAGCCGTAGTAACATCTCCTTGGGCTGCTGTAATATCTCCTACTTGTACTCCAGCTATTTTAGGTACTTTTTGTTGTTTCGCTATTTGTTGAACATCTTCTTTTCCACTAAATGTACCCTCATCATCTATAACCGCAACGTCAACGCCGGGAACATTAGCACCTCCAGCTATTGTAACCTTTTCCTCAGTTCCTCCGGGCATTGTAACCGCAGTAGTAGTTTTTCCTGTACCACTTTTTATTGGAGGTTTATCAGGGTCGTTTTGAGGCGAAGTGCCGGGGGTCTCTGAAATTTGTCCAACTACAGTAGTTTGATTATTTGCATTAATTTGAGCACCTTCAGTATCTTGAGTACCTCCAGTAGTTTGAGTACCTCCAGTAGTTTGAGTATCTCCAGTAGAGTGCAGGTGACTTTGAGCACCTCCAGCAGCATCGGCCATATCAGCACCATAAGCAGCAGCATCGGCCATACCAGAACCATCATTTCCAGTAGTATATCTAGTATCTCCGGCAGGATTTGTATTTTCTGTTTCTTGATTTTGAGAACCACCAGAGCTATCAAAACCTCCCGTAGCTTGATAGTTTGCTCCCCCTATAACATTGTGCATGGGGTCTTGTTGAATGTCATAAGCTGCATCTAGTATATTCTGCGGAATATTATAAGTTCCGGGGTCGCCAGCTTGTTGAGGGCCTTGTTTAACATTGGTAAGGTCGCGTTTTGGTTTACCTCCTCCTCCTGTAGCCTTTCTACTACGTGCCACATAACCACCACCGCGATAATCTTCTCGTTTCTTTAAAGCTCTTTGTCTTGCCATTTTATAATGTCCCTGTTATTATATAAGAATAGTAACTACTGTTGTTGCACAGCCTATAACGGTTGCGATAACAAACCAAGCTAGTTTTTCCCATCTTGCCGCATGGCTTTCGGTAGCACTTTTTAATTCACGTAGTTCAACAGCAGCTTCGGCCCAACGCTCACCGCATTCTTTTTCATGTCTTGCAATTCTTTCAAGGGCCTCTAATGCTATTTCTTCTACGTTCATTATACTGGCTCGTTATCTCTCAAGTAAATATCATTCGCCCCTCCAGATATTTTAGGAACTTCTGGATGTGCTATGTCATTTGCACCACCACCTACAGGCGGAGGATTCGTAAGGTAAATAGAAGTGCTTGCTACTTTAGGTACTTCTGGCGAGTAAATATCATTTGCTCCTCCAGAAATTACTGAAGCAGGTGCGTGAGGTTTATCCGTTGCGGAAGGTTGCATACCACTCTTAGGATATGGAAATTTTTCTCCGTTCATTTTAGGCATTTTGTATCTCCTATAATCAATTAATTTAAAAATAAAACTTTTACGTTACCTGCAATAATAAAACAACAAGTCACAATATGAAGCAAAACCCAAGCTGACCTTACTAAAGCAACTCGGTCGGCTTTTCTCTTATTTGAGAATGCTTTATTACCTAAAGCTTTGCACCAAATATCCCACATATTTACCAAGGCGTACCTACAATCTTTTTAGGTTGCTTGGCAATCGCAATATCTTTTTTTACAGCATTCTCTAAAAGCGTAACTTGATGAGAACCTAATTTACTTTTTACCCATGCTAAAACATTTTCTTCTGTGACATTATTATAAGCTATAAAGTTGTCGTCATCTTTATTATCTAATGTAGTAAATACAGTTCGTCTAGCTGAGTAGTCTCCGTCAACTCCATAGATAGTATATTTAACTTCGTTGATACATCCATCAGAAGCTGTACTTTCACAATTTCTAACTTTCCAAGTTATTGTCGCTGCCATTTACTTATCTCCTAGTTACGATTCAAGTTTTGCTATTCGTGTTTCAAGCGACTCAATACGTTCCATCGCTTCTTGTAAGGCTTTAACAGCTTTCATATATAAAATGCTGTACTTAACCGTTTTATAATTAGTAGCGTTACCATCCGAATCCAACACTGGCTCATCTGGGCCATCTCCATCAGCAGGAGGATTCATGTATGGTTTTGTCTTAACCAGACCACTCATGCCGGATGCTTCAAGTTCTTGGGCAATGACACCTATTTGAGTCGGGCCAGAGGTTTTGTCGGCAATGTAGGAGTATTTACGGACTCGCATCGCTTTAACGTCGTTCCACTGACTGCCCGAATCAGTGATATGCTCTTTTAGTCGTGAGTCGGATGTCGAACCATATGAATTGGTCGCAGACATGAAATCGCCGTTAGACTCTATTTCTGATTTGACTGCGCTGGCACTACGAGACTGCCATACAGGATTACCACTAGCGGTAGAATAGGTCAACATTCTTGTATAATTGTTCGCATCGTAATACGTGAGGAAGCCTCTTGCATCTGTTTCGCCATATGTTCCTCCAGAGGCTGAAAGCCCCTGATAAACGTTGCCTCCAGCTTTATAGGTATTCACGGAACTTATGGTATTAAGGTCAACAGACCCATTCAAATCTATCGTGGTCGCGTTAATTTCTACTTCGTCGGTTGCGTTTATATCTAAAGTAGTAGCGTTTGGTGCTGTGATATTTTGGGATGCGTCATTAAACTGAAGTTGCATTGTTCCATTCAGCAGTAATCCAGTGTCAGCAACATGCGTTAACGTAACATCTTGGTCTGCTCCAAAATGAATTACTGAGGCATCTGAATCAAGTTTTAAATCATTAGTCAACCACAAGTCTTGTGAACCATCAAAGTACCCTGCTTGTGTAACTGCATAGGTTTCACCGTCTGCTTTATTTAATTCCGTCTGAAAGAAAATTTTACCTGTTGTACCATCAATTTCAATTCCTGCTGCTTCGTCTGCGGAGTTTAAGGCAAGGCTTTCCCATTCACTACTTGCTTTACGGTAGCCATTGTGCATAAGCGACATACGATAAGAACCATGAGTATACATGAGTCCTGCTTCTCCATCTGACTGAGGAAGCAACATTCCACCTGTAGTCCAAGGAGCCGTAGATAGTTCATTATAGCCTAATCTTATATTAGGAGCATCTACATCTATGATAGCATCAGCTACTAAATCTAAATGTCCATCAGCACCAGACCTAACATAAATTGCTGAGTCTCTAAACTGAAGCTGCATTGCAGCATTTAAAAGTAATCCAGTGTCTGCAACGTGGGTTAACGTAACGTCGTTATCGGCTCCAAATCCTAATACAGCCGCATCACTATCTAGTTTTAAGTCATTACTAACTGTTACAGCCGTTGAAGCGTTCATATCAATAGTAGCTTCGCCATCTATTCTTAAAACACCATCTCCAGATTGCTGTACAAAAGAAGCGGCATCACCAAAAGTTAATTTATTTGTGCTATTAAGCGTTAATCCAGTACCATCTGTATGAGTTAAGGTAGTGTCTAAATCAGCACCAAACTCAAGTAAAGCACCGTCTGATTTTAATTGAACGTCATTTACAAATATTGCATTACCTTCATCGCTACCATCAAATGTAACAGCAGTTACAGCAGTTCCGTTATCGTCTACTTTAATAATAACATCAGCGTCATTTGCTTGTGCATCTATTGTAATGTTTCCAGAAGTTGTTACAAGATTTATAGCTCCATCACCTGTTGCTAAATCATCTGCGGCTACTGAAGGTACAGCCCAAGAAACGTCTGTTCCGTCTGATTTTAAAAATGTATTAGCAGACCCAATAGCTAACGCAGCAGGGTCGCCACTCGAATCACCGTAAATAATCTTACCTCTTGCAAGACCTGCCATCTTTGCAAGCGTCACAGCGTTATCTTGTATGTCTGCTGTTTCTATTGTATCATTTGGTAATACAGGAACTTGACTAAAAGTTACAACACCGTTTGAAGCGATTGCAATAGCGTCGGTATCAGAGGCTGACCCAATGTTACCTGCGTCTGGAATAACAATATTACCACCAGTAGTCATTAAACCGCCACCAGTGTAAGTTCCAGAAACGTCTAAGTTGGCATTAATATCAGCTAATGTTGCATTAATCTCTACTTCGTCAGTAGCGTTTATATCTAAAACGGTAGCACTTGGAGCATTTATATATTGGCTTGCATCGTTAAACTGTAACTGCATTGTGCTATTCAAAAGCAAACCAGTATCTGCAACGTGCGTCAAAGTTACATCTGAATCTGCACCAAACGAAAGAATAGCCGCATCTGATATAAGTCTTAGGTCATCTCCTATAGACGCATCTGCTGCTACACCTAAACCACCAGCAACTGTTAATGCGCCATCCGTTGCGCTTGTATTTGCTGTAGTTGCAGTAACCGATACCACACCACCACTTGAAATACCAAGTGCATTTGTATCGCTTGCCGAACCTATATTACCAGCATCAGGTATGACAATATTACCACCAGTAGTCATTGTGCCACCACCAGTATACGTTCCTGCGGCAGTTACGTTTGCACCACTAAAAGTAAGCGCGGTTGTTGTACCAGATTTTATAATAAGGTTGCCAGAGGAGTTTGTTGCGCTACCGAAGGTAGTACCGTCATCTTTAAAGAATATATCTGCTCCACCTGCATCAAGTACAATATCACCACTTGAATCGAGTGTTATATCTGTTCCATCGTTTGTAATCGTGTCTAGCGCAATACTACCAATATTTGTAATATTTGCATCGCTCATGTCAAAGCTACCAGTAACATCTAAGTTACCATTAATCGAAGCATTACCTGTAATCGAAGCATTACCTGTAACAGTTAGATTATCTGCTACAGTAGTTTCAGAAGTAGTATGTCCTATCGTAATAGCAATACCGCTTGTCTCAGTAGCAACTTTTAAAGCACCAACCGCATTCGTTAAGTATGAATTAGTACCGTCGTGATACAAAGTCATGTCTTGGGCATCGCCAATCTTAATTGGCGTAGAGTCAGTGAGTAATAAGGAGTCTGCTGATTCATCCCACAGTAAATAACTTCCTGAAGTTGCTCCAAAGAACTTAACGTCTTTACCTGTATCATCAACACCTATCGTTACAGTCCCATCAATTTGAACAGCACCATCAATATCAACAGCATCTAAATTAGCAGTACCGTCAACATCTAAATCGCCATTAAAGTCTGCATTACCTGCCAAAGTTAACGTAGATGCCATGTCTACAGCACCGTCTATATCTACTACATCTAAGTTAGTAGTGCCATCAACATCTAAATCACCATTAAAGTCTGCATTACCTGCGAGTGTTAAAGTAGATGCCATATCTACTGCACCATCTATGTCTACAACATCTAAATTTGCAGTACCGTCTACATCTAAATCTCCTGCAAGGTCAATTCCTGCTGCACCTGCTAAAACTAAATCGTCGGCAGACGCATCCCAAAGCATATAGGCACTCGCCGTATCACCAAAGAACTTAACGTCATACCCAGTATCGTCTACGCCTACTGTAACCGTTGCGTCAATCTGTACGGCTCCGTCTATGTCTACAGCATCTAGGTTAGTAGTTCCATCAATGTCAGCGTTTCCGCTAATGTCTAGAGTAGCTGCATCCAACTCTCCAGAGATAGTAATATTTGTTCCGCCCGTTATAGCACCATCCATTGCAACAGCACCATTAATATCTATTGTAGTAGCCGTTAATTCAATTTCAGTATCACTTACAAGGTCTAGTACACCATCGGCACTTTGATGAATATAAGTTCCAGAGTCACCAAACTGTAGCTGGTCCGTACTCGAAAGAAGTAAGCCTGTATCTGCTACGTGCGTTAAAGTAACATCTTGGTCATCACCAAAATTAATTACAGCACCATCTGCAAGAAAAAGGTCACTAAACTCTAATGCAGATGTACCAAGGGCTGCTCCGTCAGAAGCGTCAGGTACAAAAGCGGTTGTTGCAGTTATTGTAGTTCCTTGTACCGTTCCAGAACCTGTAAAATTTCCACTTGCAGTTAGGGTGGTAAATGCGCCTGAACTAGCTGTACTAGCTCCTACTGTAGCATTATCTACTGTACCACCATTTATATCGGCTGTGTCGGCTACAAGAGCATCCGTAGTTACCGTACCATCAAAGTACGCATCTTTAAACTCTGCGGAGCTTGTACCTAAATCTATATCGTTATCTGTTACGGGTACGATTGCACCATCCTGAAATCTAACCTGCTCTACTGCGGAACTCGAAACCTGTACAAAAACTCCCCAACGATTGTTTGTACTGTCTGCTACAATCTTATTTAAAAAATCTTGGTCGCCTATAGTATGGACGTTACCACCTTCTCCAGCAGAACCATCATGGCGGTGTCCTGTTGTTCCAGAAGAAGCATAAGCAAACGCATTTACAAGTTGGTTATACTCGTTGTTAAATAACGCTGCGGTTATGGTATCTCCATCTGAAAATGAACTTTGTCTTGTATAACTAGTAGCCATTCAAATTATCTCCTGTTCGTAGGGGTGTAGTCTATATAAAGACCATTAATAGCGTATGGTGGGCTTGTATCGTTTGTTCTAATTCGATAACTCGAAGTAAAGCCGCTTCCCTGTATTGCTTGCCGTGTCATTGGGTCATTCGTTCCCCCAAATGTTCCTGTATTAAATACAGCAGTACCAAAAAGAGAAGGTAAAGGAATATTATCCAATGTATAATCTGATGGTTGCGGTTTATTTACATCTTCGTAATCGTATCTTACTCTTAAAGAAGGAGTTACCGAACCCTCTGGACTTATAGAAACTTTAACATAATTAAATCTTTTTAAAGTACCAAAGTCTCCGAAATCAAAATTAGGCGTTGTATAGGTTGCTAAAATATTAGCTGCTGAACCTGAATGATAAAAAGAATTTCCTGAATCATGTACATAAACATAGCCATCATTATCGCCGTGATATATTTTTTCAAGTCCTGCATAGTTAAAACCTGATGTGGCTGCTCGACATTGAATGCCTTTTGTTTCTGACCACTCAAAGCCATTGCTTGTAAGCGAACCTATAATTCCTTTTGCTGCTGATGATGATTCTGATGTTGTTGTATAAAAAAGTCTGTACTGAGATTTTGGTCGTATAATTACACTTGTTATAACGTATGAATTAATAGCGTCAGTAGTAATATTATTTATTATAGGTTGAATTTGGCGGCTTACTGAACTAAGTTCTACGTCACCAATACGAACTGTACCTGCAACTGTTCTTACACCATCAGGACTTAAAAATACTAAGTCACCACCAACTTCCTGTATACTATGATTATCAAGACAACCTACGTTTTTCGTAATAGGCGTAACAACAATCGTTGAGCTATTGTTTATATTTGATAGTTTATAAAGACTATTTTGACAGAAAATAATTAAATCTTCTCTAAACGAACGAATACCTATTACTTTATCATCTAACTTAACTGTGCCTGAACCTGTACTTGAAAAGTCATCTATGTCGTCTGTTCCACTATAATAAACTGTATTTGGATTATTACTGTCTCCCGCAACAACTAAATGTCTATCGTGAATAATACAGGTTTTAGGATAGACTGTTCCCGATACGGTTATTTCTTTTGCAAAATAAGTTCTGTCGCTTAATGCTCCTGTGCCTGTCATTTTAAAATAAAAAGGTTTTGTAGCCGAAGACTCATCAGTAATGACAAGTTCTCCGTAAATTGAATCACCTTCGTAGGTTGTAAAATTACATTGCGCTTGGTTTGTTCGAGTAAGCGCAGAACGTCCTGTAAACGTCGAGTAATTATCTCCACCTCCAGCTACTGAATCTCTATTTATCTGTAGCCATGATTCTCCGTCTAACGTAAAATAAATGTTTGTACCAGAGCAAGCAACAAGTCCATCTGCATAAACAGAAAGACCAAGAATAGGATTAGAACCGTTTGGTCTTGCTGCGTCATCCCCACCAAAAGGTGCAAAGCCATTTATACGGCGATAGCCACCATCATTGTCTACTTCAAAATTTTCAAGAACAGTAGCAACTCCGGGCTGTGCTAACATTTCAAACTGGTTTAGATTAGTATTTAAACCTCCTTTGCACGATACGCCATATGGTTGTGATTGTGGCATTACGCGAACCTTATACGGTCATCTTTAAAATAATTTGGCGTGGGGTCTAGTAAATGTAACTTCATTGTTTTAAGACCTCGTTTGTAATCCTCTAGTGCAAATGCAGCGTTTTGTGCATTATCTTTAAACTGATGAACGTAGTACCTTGCTCGATTAACTAACACAGGTACATACAAATCAGGAAAAACTATTTCATCTCCGTGTGCAGATAACTCTGTAGGAAGATTATAAGCATAAAACCAAATACGATATACTTGGTCAGGTATAGGAGATAATCCAAACTTTCGATTATCAGGGCTTTTAATGACTCTTGAGGGTGTACCTCCATTTGCTTGGTCTGCATCGTCTTTGTTTTGCCCAAGCCGATAGTAGTCTTTCCATTCTTCTGTACTTGTATAACGTAAATTACGAATGGTATAGGGCGCACTTTCACCGCTTACACCTACCGTAGTAAGCATAAAGTTATCCCAATCGACAGAGCCATAATCATCTTTAATGCTACTTGCCGCAGGTTTTAATTCATACCAACGAGTATTTGCAGTTGTCTCAACGTAGGTATTTCCGTACATTGGGTCTGTTGCACCAGATTCTCCAACAGCTAAAAAGGGCCACTGAGGTTCTTCATTTACCATATCAAGATAAGACCTATTTATAATATCTTTTATATGTGTCTGAATACCTACTGAATCGCTAAAGGTTGCTGAAGTTAATTCAACTTCATTTAATTCCCTTAGAAGTTCATTACTAAGTTGAAGATAAGTAGTAGCCATTAATTAGTATCCTACAGTTTTCATCCGTTGTTCTGCGTTGTACTTCATTCCTTGATTGTGTCCTGAGTTATCAAACTTACCTTCAAGTTCAAAAATACTTTGATGGTTCTGTTTGCCGTCAGGTACTTTCTTTTCGTCAGGATAAATATCAGTTTCACCTAACGGTAGTAACATCTGAATCATATTGTTTCCCCTTAATGTCCTTTTCTTTGTGGAATAAATTTTTCTGGTATATTGTTTTCTTCGTGCTTTCTAAAAATACGGTCATAGTTTTCATCGTATTTAGCTTTGTTAAAGCCTTTACGAAAACGACTTTCTT